ATGAAACAGATGCACGGCTCCGGGGCGCGCAAGGCACCGGACTGGAAAGCCATTCGCGCCGAATATGAAGGGCGCCAGTTCGAGCCTGCGGTAATTTGCCAGCGGCATGGGGTGACGATCTCCCAGCTGCGCTATCGCCGGCAATGCGAAGGCTGGCTCAGCCAGCGCGAGCGCAGACCCAAGGAGGCGGTGCTTGTGGCGCGGATGCTCAAGGTTTTGGAACGTCAGATCAGGGATTTGGAGATGGCCAAGGACGAACCCGTCGAGAAACGCACGAACACGCTGGCAACGCAGGTGAAGACGCTCGACAAGCTCATCGAGCTTGGCGCGGCCGAACGCAACGTCGAGCCGGCCACCCGCAAGGACATGACCGACATTCGCGCCAAGCTGGCCCAGCGCCTTGCCCAGTCCAGACGCTAGGCTGCGCGAGGCATTGGGCGAAGTCGAGGCCATGAGCGACGCCCGAGCCTACAGGATGCTCTATTGCTGGCCGCTCTGGGCGCGCCGGGCGCAAAGGCCGCCGGCAGGAGACTGGACGACCTGGCTGCTGATGGGCGGGCGCGGATCGGGCAAGACCCGCGCGGGTGCGGAATGGGTGCGCCGGCTGGCTCGCAAAGGCATCTCGCCGATCGCTCTAGTGGGCGAGACCATGAGCGAGGCGGTCGATATCATGGTGCGCGGCGACAGCGGAATTTTGTCGGTACATCCCGAGGAAGAGCGGCCGGTCCTCCATGGCACGCGGCGCCTGAGCTGGCCCAATGGCGTGGAGGCCACCATCCTCACCGCCTCGGACCCCGAGCGGTTTCGCGGGCCGCAATTCGCCGCTGCCTGGTGCGACGAAATCGGCAAATGGCCCCACGCCGAAGAGGCCTGGGACATGCTGCAATTCGGCCTCAGGCTGGGCAACAGGCCGCGGCAATTGGCGACCACGACGCCACGGGCCACCGGGCTGATCCGCCGGCTCGTGGCGGACCGGCATACGCAGGTGGTGCGCATGACCACGCAGGAGAATTTTCGCCACCTGGCGCCGACCTTTTTCGATGCCGTGGTGGCCCGCTACCAGGGGACAGTTCTTGGCCGGCAGGAACTGGACGGCGAGCTGATCGAGGATCGGCCCGACGCGCTCTGGCACCGGGCCATGTTTCGCCCGGCCGAGGGGCAGGCGGAAGGTCGCATCGTGGTCGCGGTCGATCCCCCCGTGACAGGAACGGCGCGCTCGGATGCGTGCGGGATCATCGTGGCGGGGCGGCAGGGCGAGGGCGCCCTGGTGCTCGAAGACGCCACGCTCAAAGGCATCAAGCCCGATGTGTGGGCCAGGCGCGCCATCGCGGCCTATCGGGCCCATGAGGCAGACTGCATCGTGGTCGAGGTGAACCAGGGCGGCGATCTGGTGCGGCAGGTGCTGGCGCAGGTGGACCCCGCCGTACCGATCAGGACCGTGCGGGCCAGCCGCGGCAAATGGGTGCGGGCAGAACCGGCGGCAGCGCTTTATGCACGGGGGCTGGTAAGCCACGTGCCGGGCCTCAGCGCGCTCGAGGACGAGCTTTGCGCCTTCGGACCCGACGGCAAGGCCGACGGCCATTCGCCGGACCGGGTGGATGCCCTGGTCTGGGCACTGACGGAACTGGTGTTGAACGAGCAAAGGCCGCGGGTGCGCGGATTGTGACGCACTCCCACCCGACCTCTCCCTCAAGAAAGGGGGAGGCGAGGTGCGGGCGACAATTATCGGGGAAACAAAGCATGCCCAATGTCCTGAGCCGCCTGTTCGGCGGAGGAACAAACGCGCCTTCGGAAACCAAGAGTTTTGGGGGGTACACGATGATGACGCTGAGCCAATTGGGGCCGGCGCAATGGAGCGGGCGCGGCTATGCCAGCCTCGTCAACCAGGGCTTCATGCGCAATCCGGTGGTCTATCGCTGCATACGGCTGATTGCCGAGGCGGCCAATCGCGTGCCGCTAACCGTGCAGGTGGACGGCAAGGCGGTTGCCGGCCATCCGCTGGCGGCCCTGCTGGGCCGGCCCAATGGGCGTCAATCGGGCCCGGAAGTGCTCGAGGCGGTCTATGCCTATCTGCAGACCGCCGGCAATGCCTATCTGCAGGCGGGGATTGTCGACGGCGCGGTGCGCACGCTGTTCGTGCTGCGGCCCGACCGGATGAGCGTGGTCTCGGGGCGCGACGGCTGGCCCCTGGCCTATGATTACAAGGCCGGGGGCAGGGCGGTGCGGCTGAGCCAGGAGGCCTTGCCCATTCCAAGCGTGCTGCATGTGGCGCTCTTCCACCCCATGGACGACCATTATGGCATGGGACCGCTGGAGGCGGCACAGACCAGTCTCGACATCCACAATGCATCCGCCCAGTGGAACAAGGCGCTGCTCGACAATGCGGCCCGCCCGAGCGGCGCGCTGGTCTATTCGGCCGGCAATGGCAGCCTGACAGACGATCAGTTCAGCCGGCTCAAGGACGAGCTCGAAGAGCAGTTTTCCGGGTCCGGCAATGCCGGGCGCCCGATGGTGCTCGATGGCGGTTTGGACTGGAAGGCGCTGGCCATGAGCCCGCGCGACATGGATTTCATCGAGGCGCGCAACGCCGCCGCGCGCGACATTGCCCTGGCCTTCGGCGTGCCGCCCATGCTGCTCGGCATTCCCGGCGACAATACCTATGCCAACATGGCCGAGGCCAATCGCACGCTGTGGCGACAGACGCTGGTGCCACTGGTGGTGCGCGTGGCCCAGGAACTGAGCGCCTGGCTGGGACCGGCGTTTGATGGGGCCGAGGTGGTGCCGGACTTCGAGACGGTGGAAGCGCTCGCCGAAGACCGCGCGGCGCTCTGGGAGCGGGTGGGAAATGCCGGCTTTCTCAGTGACGCGGAGAAGCGGGAAATGGTGGGGCTCTAGAGCATGGACAATCTCACCACCACCATCATCGAGCGCGGTGATCTTGCCCATCTTGCCCTCTTTCTCTGGGCGAGCGGATCGAGCGCCTTGCTCGTCTGGAGCCTTCGGGAAATGGCGAAGGTGAATCAACACTTCAACGACTTCGTGCGGGAGATCGCCGCGCTGAATCGATTGTTCCGCAAGGAGGACTAAGGCCATGGCCGAGAAGCAGAATCGGGAGCAGGCGCGGGAAACGTTCCGGCAATTTGCCTGGAACCTGGCCGGGACGCTGGCCGCCAAGGATCGCCCGGCCAGCCGGGCGCAGACCGGCGGGTCGAAGCGGCGATGAGTGCCATTCCCATCGATGCCGAAGGACGCTTTGCCGGCTATGCAAGTGTTTTCAACCGCGTCGACAGTGGTGGCGACATCGTCATGCCCGGCGCTTTCGTCAAGTCGCTGAGCACGCGGCGCGGGCGCATCCGGCTGCTGTTCCAGCACGATCCCAAGGAGCCGGTAGGCATCTGGGACACGATTGCCGAGGATAGCCACGGCCTGTTCGTCACCGGGCGGCTGGTGCCGGGTGTGCCGCGCTCGGACGCGCTGCGACGATTGATCGAGAGCCGGGCGCTCGATGGGCTCTCCATCGGCTTTCGCACGGTCAAGGCCAGCCGCGAGCCGGGAACCGGGCATCGCCGCCTCAAGGAAATCGACCTCTACGAGATTTCCATCGTGACCTTTCCGATGATGGAGGACGCGCGCATCGCCGCCCCCCTCACCGCCGGCGCGGCCATTGCCGCCGCCACCAAGACTATCCGCAACCGATAGAAGGATACCGACATGGATCGGATTGACGACGGCCTCGAGACCAAGGCCGGCGCGGGGAACGATATTGCCGCGCTCTTCGCCGAATTCTCGACCGCCTTCGAGGAATTCAAGCGCACCAATGACCAGCGGCTGGGCGAGATCGAAAAGCGCGGTTCGGCCGATGGCCTGCTGGAAGGCAAGCTCGAGCGGCTCAACGCGGTGCTCGATGGGCACAAGGCAGCGATGGACCGTGTCGCGGCCGACCGCGCTCGCCCGACCCTTGAGGCCAAGGGGCAGATCGAGAACGGCGAATACAAGGAGGCGTTCTCGGCCTATGTGAAGCGCGGCGAGGAAAAGGCGCTCTCGATCGGCGTGCCGGCCGATGGCGGCTTCGTGGTGCCGGCGGAAGTCGAGACCGAGATCACCCGGCTCATGACCCATATCTCGCCCATCCGCGCCATTGCCGGAGTGCGGCAGGTGTCGGGCGCGATCTATAAGCGCCCGATCACGGTCACGGGGCCGCAGACCGGCTGGGTGGGGGAAACCGCCAATCGCCCCGGAACCAACAGCCAGACCCTCGCCGAGCTGAGCTATCCGACCACCGAGCTCTATGCCATGCCGGCGGCGACTTCGGCATTCCTCGACGATGCGGCCGTCGATGTGGGCCAGTGGATCGCCGACGAGGTCAATGCGGCCTTTGCGGCGCAGGAAACCACGGCCTTCGTCTCGGGTGACGGCGTCAACAAGCCCTCCGGGTTTCTCACCGGGCCCAAGGCTGCCGAGGCGAGCTGGACCTGGGGAAACCTGGGCTATGTGGCGACGGGCGTGTCGGGCGCGCTGCCGGGTAGCAATGCCAGCGACGTCCTGATCGACCTGGTCTATGCGCTCAAGGCCGGCTACCGGCAGAACGCCAACTGGGTGATGAACCGCAAGACGCAAGGCACGCTGCGCAAGCTCAAGGACGCCGACGGCAATTACCTCTGGCAGCCCGCCGCGGCGGCCGATGGCAAGGCCAGCTTCATGGGCTTTCCCCTGGTCGAAGCCGAGGACATGCCCAATGTTGCGGCCAATTCCTTCTCCGTGGCCTTCGGCGACTTCAAGCGCGGGTACCTGATCGTCGACCGTCAGGGCGTATCGGTGCTGCGCGACCCGTTCAGCGCCAAGCCCTATGTGCTGTTCTACACCACCAAGCGCGTCGGCGGCGGCATTGCCGACTATGACGCGATCAAGCTGCTGAAATTCGGCGCTTCGTGATCTCCGAGCGCCTGGCCATCCAGAGCCGAGGTCCTGCGCTCCGGTGCTTGGGCCTCGGCTCCCCTTGACTGAGGCTGTCGGCACTCACATCGCGCCGCGTCCAACACAATTCAGGAACAGAAACATGACGTCCTATCTTCTGGCGGGGCCCGCCGCGGAGCCGGTTTCGCTCGCCGAGGCCAAGGCTTTCCTCAAGGTCGACGGCGGCGCCGAGGATGCGCTCATCACCACCCTGATCGGCGCGGCGCGGCTGCATATCGAGGGGGTGACGGGCTGCGCGCTCATCGCCCAGACCTGGCGGATCGTTCTCGACGACTGGCCGGAAAGCCGGATGGTGAAGCTGCCCGTAACCCCGCTCCTGTCGGTCACCGCGATTGCGGCGACGGATGCAAACGGGGCCAGCCACGATATCGGGCTCGTGCAGTTTTCCTCGGACAATGAGCGGCTCTTTATCCCGCGGGTCGTCGTCGGCATGCCGGTGCCGCAGGAGAGGGGCGGCATCGAAATCGACTATGTGGCCGGGTTCGGTGCAAACCCCGAAGACGTTCCCGCCGATCTTCGGCAGGCGCTTCTGGGCCTCGTCGCGCACTGGCATGAGCATCGCGACGCGGTGCTGATCGCCGGTTCGGGCGCCGTCGTGCCAAGCGGTTTCGACCGGATGGTGGCCCGATACAAGAGGGCGCGCCTATGAGCGAGCGCATTCCGGCAGTGGGTACGCTGACCGATCGGGTACAGCTCAGGCGACGGGAAAGCCTCAGCGATGGGGGCGGCGGACATGACCGCGTGTTCGTACCGGTGACAGCGCTCTGGGCGCGCGTGAGGAGCCTCAACGGTCGCCAGGGCCTGAATGCCGACGGGCGGGCGGTGGCGATTTCGCACAGCGTAGTGCTGCGCTTTCGCGACGATGTCTCGCCGGGCGACCGCATCGTCTATCGCGGGCGCAATCTCGAGGTGGTGAGCGCGGCCGACCTCAACGGGCGGCGGGCCTATCTCAGCTGCGCGTGCAGCGAAACCAGCTTTACGGGGTAGATTATGCATCCCATTGCGGTTCTGCAGGCGGCGCTGGTGACGGCGCTGAACGGAGATGGTGCGCTCGTGGCGCTTATCGGCAATGGCGGCGTGTTCGATGCTCCGCCACGCAGCCGGCCGGCGCCTTACGTGGTGATCGACCGACACGATGTGCGGCAGCGGGATGGTGACGACACGCCTGGCCAGGAACACCGGGTGCTGCTGCATTGCTGGAGCGATCAGCCCAGCCGCAAGGCTGCGCTGGATATTGCCGAATGCGTCATCGGCACCGGATTGGGCGTGACGCCTGCCGGGCTTGTAGTGACGCATGCCGAGCATGTGCGCACCGAGACGGTGATCGACAATACGACCGGGCAGGCGCGCGCGGCGGTGCTGCTCAGGTTCCTGAGCGAGTGAGACGCTGGTCGAAGGCCCCCCAATTTTCGAAAGGAGACATAGATGGCAGCCCAGAGTGGCAAGGACATGCTTTTAAAGCTCGACCAGAACGGGTCGGGAAGTTTTCTGACGGTGGCCGGCCTGCGCACCCGCAGTCTCAATTTCAACGCAGCCAGCGTCGACACCACCGACCAGGAAAGCGCCGGGCGCTGGCGGGAATTGCTGGCCGGTGGCGGGGTCAAGCGCGCCTCGCTGGCCGGTTCGGGCGTGTTCAAGGACCAGGCCTCGGACGCCCTTATCCGCTCGCTGTTCTTTGCCGGCACGATCCGCAACTGGCAGCTGATCCTGCCGCATTTCGGCGTGGTGCAGGGCCTGTTTCAGATCGTGGCGCTGGAATTCTCGGCCGATCACGCCGGGGAAGTGACATTTGACCTGGCATTGGAAAGCGCCGGTGAAGTGACGTTTGCGGCGGCTTAGGCCAAGGCCCCCTTACCCGGCCTCGGCAGACCTCTGCCCCCAGAATCAGGGGTGCCGCTGCGCGGCTGGGTCCCTCACCTCTCCCTCTGGAGGAAAAGTCGACGGCGGAGCCGGCGGGTGAGGGGACCTTTGTTCAACGAGAGACGATCATGACCAATATCCATCGTGGTGAAATCGCTGCCGAGATCGGTGGCGAGACGAGAACGCTTTGCCTGACGCTGGGAGCTCTGGCCGAGCTGGAGTCGAGGCTGGGTGCGGGAGATCTGGCAGGGCTGGCCGAGCGGTTCGGGGAAGGCCGGGTATCGGCGCGCGACCTGACCGCCATTCTCGGGGCCGGCCTGCGGGGCGGCGGCAATGACCTCTCCGACGACGACCTGGCACGCATGAGCGTCGAGGGCGGCTTGCGCGGCGCGGCCGAGATCGCGGTCCGCCTGCTCAAGGCAACGTTCGGAGGCGCAGAATGAACCCCTTTCCCTGGAAGGATGCGATGCGGTTCGGACTGGGCGTGCTGCGCCTGTCTCCCGACGCGTTCTGGAAGATGACGCCGCGCGAACTGGCTTCGGCCTGGGGCGCGGTCATGGGCGAGAGGACCGCTCCACTCGACCGGCAGGGACTGCACACATTGATGGAGACCTTTCCTGATGACCGCTGACCTGTTTGGCGAGGATTTTCGCGGCGAATTGAGCGAGGTGTCGGTCGAATTGCGCCGCATCGGCGATCTGGCCGATGGCGTGGCGGGCTCTGTCAGCCGGGCCTTTCGCGGCGCGGTCCTGGACGGAAAGTCGTTCCGTTCGGTCCTGGGGGACATTGCCCGCGCCTTTGCCGACATAGCGCTCAAGGCTGCGTTCAAGCCGCTGGGCAATCTGGTCGGCGGCCTCGTCGAGAACCTCTTTACCGCCACCAATCCAGCGTTGGGCGGGATCAAGCCTTTCGCCAAGGGCGGGGTGATCGCCGCGCCGACCTATTTCCCGCTTGGCCAGGGCATGGGGCTGGCGGGTGAAGCAGGGCCGGAGGCGATCATGCCCTTGCAGCGCGGCGCAGATGGGCGGCTGGGTGTAAGCGGGGCGGGGGGCAATGTGAATGTGACCTTCAATGTGACCGCCAGCGACGCGCGCAGTTTTGCGGCCAGCGAGGCGGAGGTGAGCGCCATGCTGTTGCGGGCGGTCAGAAGGGGCAGGCGGGGGAGCTGAAGGGCACCCCCTCCTAGCCTCCCCCTGAAAAGGGGAGGGACAGACCGAGTTTGCTGCATTGGTTTAGCAAAGTGCCGGCCTGCTCATCACTCTTTCAAGGGTTGGTTGAGTGCGGTGCCAGGGAACAAGAAATGGCTTTTCATCATATCCGCTTTCCGCTCGACATTGCGCTGGGGGCGCGGGGGGGACCGGAACGCAAGACCGAGATCGTGACGCTGGCCGGCGGCGGCGAGAAGCGCAATGGCCGCTGGGCGCATTCGCGGCGGCGGTACAATGCCGGCTATGGGGTCAAGTCGCGAGCCGACATGCAGGTGGTGCTCGCCTTCTTTGAGGAACGGCGCGGCCGGCTGCATGGCTTTCTCTGGCGCGACGGGCTCGACCATTCCTCGGGCGGAGCAATTCCCCATCCGCAGGACCAGGCCCTGGGAATTGGCAACGGCTTGCGCACGCAATTCCAGCTGCTCAAGCGTTACGGGGCCACCTTCGATCCCTATCAGCGGGCCATCACCAAGCCGGTGGCGGGCAGCGTGCGGATCGCACTGGGCGGCGTCGAGCAGGTCACCGGCTGGAGCGTGGATGCGACGACCGGGATCGTGAGCTTTGCCGTGCCGCCAGCAGCCGGAGCAAGCGTAACGGCGGGATTTCTGTTCGACGTGCCAGTGCGCTTCGACAGCGACCGGCTCGATATCGAACTCAACGGCTTTGACGGCGCCGAAATTCCCTCGATCCCACTTGTGGAGATCCTGCCATGAAGAGCGTGCCTCCCGCCTTCGCGGCGCACCTGGACGAAAGCGAGACGACCACGGCGCAGTGCTGGCGGCTCGTGCGCAGGGACGGCGTCGTGCTCGGCTTTACCGACCATGACCGGACGCTCATGGTGGCGGGGACGCCGTGCCGGCCCAGTTTCGGGCTGGATGGCGGGGAAGTTCCCGCCCGGCTTGGAGCGCAGGTGGAAACCGGCGAGGTGCTGGGCATCCTCGACAGTGCCGCGCTGGCCGAAGACGATATTCTGCTTGGGCACTATGACGGCGCAAAGGTGGAAAGCTGGCTGGTGAACTGGGCCGAGCCGGACCAGTGCCTCTTGCTGCGGGTCGATACGATCGGGGAGATCGTGCGCGAGGATGGTCTGTTTCGCGCCGAACTGCGCTCGCCGCAGCAGGCGCTCAACGTGACGCGCGGCAGGCTCTATCAGGGGCTCTGCGATGCGGCGGTGGGAGACGCGCGGTGCGGTGTCGATCTCGACCTGCCCGCTCATCGGCGGGAGGCAAGCGTCACCGCGATCCTCGATGACTTCGAAATCCTCGTCTCGGGACTTGAGGCGACAGAGCCGGGCTGGTTCGCCTTTGGCATGGCCCGCTGGTCGAACGGCAAGCGGGCGCAGCTGTCCGACGCAATCCTCACGCATCGCCGGGTGCCCGAAGGCGACGTGCTGGGCTTTTCGACCCGCGTCGGCGAATGGGTTTCAGAAGGCGATATGCTAGTGGCCAGCGTCGGATGCGACCGCAGGTTCGCCACCTGCAAGGCGCGCTTCGGCAACGCCGCGAACTATCGTGGCTTTCCCCATGTTCCGGGCAGCGATTATGTGCTGCGTCACCCACGGCGCGGCGACGCGCTCGATGGCAGGGCGATTGTGCCATGAGCGGGCAAGAGGTGGTCAGCGCGGCCCGACTTTGGCTGGGAACGCCCTATCGGCATCGCGCCTCCACGCTCGGGGCGGGCTGCGATTGCCTGGGCCTGCTGCGCGGTGTCTGGCGCATGCTCTATGGAAGCGAGCCCGTGGCCGTGCCGGCCTATCGAGCCGATTGGCGCGATCCCGAACATGACGGGGCGCTGGAGCGCGCGGCGGCTACCTTCCTGCGTGCCGAGACCGGTCCGCCCACCGCCGGGCAAGTGGTTCTGTTCCGGCTCGGCGGTCAGGCCCGGGCGCGGCATTGCGGCATCCTGCTCGGCCCCGAACGGTTCATCCATGCGCAGGAACATCTGGGCGTGGTCGAGGCCAATCTGACGACCGGCTGGGCAAAGCGGATGAGCGGGCGCTACCGCTTTCCCGATTAGTGACATCACACACTCAAGGATAATTCCATGGCCACTCTGGCGCTTTCAGTTGCCGGACAGTTTGTCGGCGGCGTGCTGGGCGGCCCGATCGGCGCGACCATCGGCCGGGCGCTGGGCGCGCTGGCGGGCAGCGCGGTCGACAATGCCCTGTTCGGCGACCGAACCTCCGCCGAGGCGCCGCTGTTCGATGTGCGGCTGAGCGGGTCGAGCGAGGGTGCGCCCATACCGCGGCTTTATGGCTGGGGTCGTCTATCGGGCAATATCATCTGGGGGCGCGAATTGCTGCGGCACGTGTCGGAAACGGCGGGCGCCAAGGGCATGTCCCAGCCCGGTGAAACCAGTGAAGAAATCCTCGCCAGTTTTGCGCTGGGCCTCTGCGAAGGGCCTGTTGCGCGCATGGGGCGAATCTGGGCCGATGGCCAATTGCTCGATACAGCCGGGCTCACACTGCGCTTCTATCAGGGCGACGAGCAGCAAATGCCCGATAGCCTGATTGAGGCCATCCAGGGGGGCGGCAATGCGCCGGCCTATCGTGGCCTCTGCTATCTCGTGGTGGAGAATCTGCCGCTGAGCCGCTTCGGCAATCGCATTCCGCAATTGTCGGTTGAGGTGTGCCGCGTGGTGGGAGAACTTGAACCGGCCATTCGTGCCGTCACCGTCATCCCCGGGGCCACCGAATTCGGCTATGACCCGGTGCCCCGCGTCCGGATGACGGGGCCGGGCGAGGGCATCAGCGAAAACGCACACCTGCTGGCCGGTGTCAGCGACTGGACCTGGTCCATCGACGAGCTGGTGGCGCTCTGTCCCAATCTTGAGCACGTGGCGCTGGTGGTCAGCTGGTTCGGCTCGGACCTGCGCTGTGCGTCCTGCGATATCGGCCCCCGCGTCGAAGGCGCGGCGCGAACCATCGAAGGCACGACCTGGCAGGTCGGCGATCGCCTGCGCAGCGACGTGCCGGTGGTGTCGAGCCATGGCGGTGGACCTGCCTATGGTGGGACGCCTTCGGACGGGGCGGTGCTGGCCGCCATCGCCGATCTCAAGGCACGGGGTCTCAAGGTGACGCTCTATCCGCTCATGCTGATGGATGTGCCCCAGGCCAATGGACTGCCGGACCCCTATGGCGCAGGAGAGCAGGGGGCCTATCCCTGGCGGGGGCGCATCACCTGCCATCCCGCGCCCGGTCAGCCCGGCTCTCCCGACGGGACCGCAGCTGCCGCCCTGCAGGTGGCGGCTTTCGTACCGGGCTACCGGGCCATGGTGCTCCACTATGCCCATCTCGCAATGACGGCTGGTGGCGTCGACGCGCTGCTGATTGGCTCGGAAATGCGGGGCCTGACGCAGGTGCGCGGCCCATCCGACAGTTTTCCGTTCGTGGCCGCCCTGGTCGCGCTGGCCGCGGAGGTGCGTGGCATTGTCGGCACGCAAACCCAACTCACCTACGCGGCCGACTGGAGCGAATATTCCGGCTACCAGCAGGACGGCGCCAAGATCTTTCATCTCGACCCGCTCTGGTCCTCGCCCCATATCGACGCGATCGGCATCGACAATTACATGCCCTTGAGCGACTGGCGCGATGGCGAAGACCATGCCGACGCAAACGCAGCGCCAACCGCTTATGACCTCGATTACCTGCAAGGCAATATAGTGGGCGGGGAGGGGTTCGACTGGTTCTATGAGAGCGAAGGCGAGCGCCGGGCGCAACGGCGCCACCCCATCACCGACGGCGCCCATGGGGAAAGCTGGATCTGGCGCTACAAGGACCTGCACGCGTTCTGGAGCCAGGCGCACCATGACCGGCCCGGTGGCATCCGCAAGGCGACGCCGACGGCATGGGTGCCAAGATCCAAGCCGATCTGGCTCACCGAACTGGGCTGTGGCGCGGTCGACAAGGGCGCAAACCAGCCCAATATCTTCGGCGATGACAAAAGCGCCGAGGACGGACGGCCGCACTTTTCGAGCGGACTGCCCGATGCGCTGATCCAGCGGCAATTGCTGCGGGCCCATCACCGCCACTGGTCCGATTCGACGCATAATCCGGCCGGCATGGTCGATCCGGCTCGGATCTATTGCTGGACCTGGGATGCCCGGCCCTATCCGGCGTTTCCAGCCCTGGACCAGGTCTGGTCGGATGGGCCCAATCACCGCACCGGCCATTGGCTGACCGGCCGGCTTGGCGCGCTTGCCAGCGACGAACTGGTAGAAGCCATCGCTTTCGATCATGGTGTCTCGGTGAAGGCGACACCCAACGCGCCGCTCGTAAGTGGCTTCGTCATCCATGGGCCGGGCACCGCGCGGCAGGCCATCGAGCCGATTCTCGAACTGACCGGGCAAAATCTGGTGGCCCGCGATGGACAGTTACATTGCGTCGTCGCCGGAGGCGGCCCAGTGGAAGCGATCGCACCCGATGTCCTTGCGGCCATTGATGCCCCGATCACCTCCCGGCGCCGGGGTAACGCCATAGAACAGCCCGGCCGACTGGCGCTGGGGCATCTGGACCGCGAACGCGATTACCTTTCCGCCAATGCCACAGCCCTGCGCCCGGGAGACGGCATGCTGGTGTCGGAGAGCCTGCCAGTCGTGCTCGACGGCGCCTCTGCCCGGCGGGCGGCCGAACGCCTGCTGGACCGTCGCGCCAAGGATGCCGACCGGATCGATTTCGCGCTGCCGCCCAGCTCTGTTCACCTCCAGCCGGGCGACCGGATCGCGCTCGAAGGCGTGGTGGAAGGTCCCTTCGAAATTTCTGAAATACGCGATGGTGCCGTGCGGCGGATCACGGCCGTGAGCGTGCCGCGTCGCGACGCGGTGGCGAGCAATGTCGACCGCCCACATGGCGGATTTGGCGCGCCGTTGCCCGAGGTCAGACCGGTCATCGTGACCATGCATCTGCCACCGCTGCCCGAGGATGCGGGCCGAACACGGTTGCTCGTCGGGGCCTATGCCAAGCCTTGGCCCAGCAGCGTACGCGTCAACGATGAGCACAGGGGTGCCGGGCTGGCGGACCTGACGCAGCCGCTGGTGATGGGTGCGACGCTCTCGGCATTGCCGCCAGGGCCCCCATCGGTGTGGGATCGCGGCAATACGCTGTTGATCGAACTGGCTGCCGGGCATGTGTCAGACAGCACCGAGCTTGCCACGCTGGGCGGCGCCAACCGCATCGCCGTCGAGAACGACGGCGGCGGCTGGGAGGTCATCGGCTTCGCGCAGGCCGAACTGGTCGCGCCAAGGCAATATCGGCTGACCCGGCTGCTGCGTGGGCTGGAGGGGACCGATATGCAGATCCTGGGGACATCAGCGGGTCGCCGCGTGGTGGTGCTCGACGGGCACAGTGCGATGGTGCCCATCGATGCGCACAGGATCGGCGAAACCCGCATGCTCAGGGTCTATGCCGGTATCCGGGACGCCGGGGGACAAGCTGTTCTGCTCACCCCCGAGGCTGGGCCGGCCCTGCCGCTGGCACCGGTGCACCTGCGCGCGGCGCGCAGGGACGACGGAACGATCGTGTTCAGCTGGACACGACGCAGCCGTGCAGACGGCGACGGTTGGGGGCTGGCCGAGCCGCCACTCGAGCATGTGCCGGAACAATGGAGAGTGGGCATCCACAACGCGGGCATGCCGGTGCGCACCATCGAAACATCGTCGATTGCCGCCGCCTATAGCCATGCGGAGCAACTGACGGACTTTGGCGCGCCGGCAGGCCCTTTCACCTTTTCAGTCGCGCAGGTCAGCCCGGTCCTGGGGCCCGGCCATGCGGCATGGAGATCATTTCATGACTGACGATCGCTTCACCCCTTGCCTGGATCATGTGCTGCGCCACGAGGGGGGCTATGTGGACCATCCGGCCGATCCGGGCGGGGCCACCAACATGGGTATAACCCGCAAAACATTGGCGCGCTGGCGCAACGTTTCGCCGTGGTGGAACCTGCCCAAGGAAGCGGTCAAGGCACTGACCCGGGCAGAAGCGGCGCGCATTTATCGGGCGCAATACTGGGAGCCGTGCCGGGCCGGGGACCTGCCAATCGGCCTTGACCTTGCGCTGTTCGATTATGCGGTCAATTCCGGGCACAATCGAGCGATCCGCGCCTTGCAGGCGGTGCTGGGAGTGGTCGTGGATGGGGTCGTCGGCCCCCTCACCCTCGGCGCTGCGTCTCGGGCAGACGTGGCGCGAACCATAAATGGCCTCTGCGACGCCCGGTTGGGCTTTCTTCGGCGCCTCGCGATCTATGCCACGTTCGGGCGCGGCTGGAGCAGCCGCGTCGCAGCCATCCGCGCCGCAGCCCTGGCGCTTGCACCCAAATCTTCCGCACGTCCAAAAGGAGACACGCCGATGGATATCCTGTCCGGCTACAAGACCTATATCGTCGCAGCGCTGATGCTGCTGGCGGGCATCGCCCAGATCCTGGGCATTGAAATCCCTGCGCTCGAGGGCACGTCGAGCGGCAACATGGTGCTCGAAGCCTTGGCCATCGTCTTCCTGCGTCGAGGGCTGAAGGCCGAAATCGCCAAGGCCTGA